AATTGCTTTTTCAGAATTACCTGTGTCAATAGTATCTTTTATTTCTCCCGGATTTAAATTAAATATGTCTAAAAATTTTTGCATAGATTCAAAAAAATTAAATTTTCTTACAACATATTGGAGTTGGTCGAAACAAAATCCAAGGAGAAATTACTGTTGATATTTTAGAATGCTCTGAACATACATTACAAGGTATCAGGAGAATGGAAGTTGGAGCCGGATACAATTATAAAACAATAAATATTAAAGGAATAAAATGTGAAATTTATTATTATAATAACATACCAAACTACGCAACCAAAATAGAACATGGAGATTACAACAGGAAATAAACAGAAAATAATGATCGAAGTTCCAAAAATTGATGAAGCGGAATTTAATTTCAATGTACCAACAAATCTTCTACCGGCTTATTCTTTCAAAAGTTTAAATCCAGAAGCCCGTAATTTTGCATCAATGGTTTTTCATACCGATGGAAATAATAAACTTATGTATCACTATACACTTGCAGGGTGTCATGAACAAGTTATTGAAGGATATAGAAGAGGGGAGTCCTTTGCTCTTATGCTTGGATGTTGGAATTCTGAACTTCTTCAAAAAGTTACCCAAAGAGTTGTTAATATATTCGCTCTTTTAAATGAAGAAAACGGTTGGGAAGAACTTCCTGACTTTTCGCATATAAAAAGAAACAATAGTGATAACTATTTTATCATGATTGATTTTAGTAGTTGTATGCAATACTTTGATTCCCTTGTTAAACTGCAATTGATTTTGCGATTAATCAGATGGTCATTAGTAACAGAAGAAGAGTCACCTAATTTTAAAACAATTTTAAACAATTACGAAAAAGTTGAAACTGATGACAAGGCATTAAATGGTATCAATCGAATGAAAGATAATCTTTTATATGTATTTAGTCATTTTGATATTGCTACTAAAATCAAAATGAAAGGCC